CTTTTTTAAGTTTAAAGTCTCCTTCTTGTTTTACTACTTGTTCCATGATAAAATATTATATAATTGATTGTATGCTATTATTTTGGCTCGAATTGTTCTAACCCAAACCCACTGAGATTGTCAAACCCAGCTGATTCAAAATCTTTAGGCAATGTTTTATTTTGTCTTTGGTCAATTAATTCAGACTGTTGTGTAGCTTGCATTTTTACTCTCTGATCTTTCCTATCCTCTAACGAATCTATTTTTGTTTTAAACTGTTGAGATTGGATTTGAGCTAGTTGCATATTGTAACTGAATTCTTCTGCCATAAGTTGCTTTTTCAATAAAGCTTCTTGTTGCATTTTCTGTAACTCTAATTGTAACTTAGCTTGCTCAAGTTGTATTTTTTGTTCAGTAATAGCTTGTTGTTTTTGAACTTCTGCCATAGCTGTTTCATTTGCTAATTGTGAATTAGCTTGCGCTTGAGCTTGTATATTTGCTTGTTGATTAGCTTGATCTCTTTCTTGTTTCTTCTTTCTCTTATATTTTAAAGATTGATTAGCAAGTTTTATATTCTTTATCTGTCTTAGATCAATAGCATCCTCTAAATCTATTCCTCCTGATTGAAGAGCTATTTGTATGTTGTTTTCCAACTGAGCTCTTTCTTCATCATCTGGTTCTAACTCCAAGTAGATGCCAAAATCATGCAAGTTTAAATTTTGCAACTCTCTCAATGTTTCAACTGATGAAACAGAAATACTTTGCATTAACGAATTAGCTGTTAATGGGAAGTTCAATGAATCTGCAACTCTTCTTGATATGTTTTCACATATACGTAATGTCAAGTATAAACTAGACTGCAATATATGACGTGTAGCTGTATTAGAATTAGCTGCAGCCATTTTCTGTAAACCAACTAAAGCGTCTCTATCTGGTGTACTCGCGTCTCTTGCTTCATTCAATCCTGTTACATCTCTTATCATTTGTAAATAATACTGATAAGTTTGTATTAATGATTGTATTTTAGCGCCTCCAGATGAAGTTTGTAATTCCTGAATAGGTATTTTTGCTCTATTCATATCACCATCTTGTGTCAACGATCTACCAACAATACTACCTGTTTGAAAATACATATTTAATGCTTCGGCAGGATTATAATTGGTTCCATTACCAAGATCAACTTCGGATAAACCATCAACGTCAACAAACACCCCGTCAGGAACTAGCCTAGCTAATACTTGTTGTATTTTTAGGTGTGTTAATTGAATCATATCTGCAAATCCTGTTATTCTACTAACTAGCGATTCAATTCTACCTTTGTACATTCTTGGCGCACAAATAGCATAATTCATTTGAACTTTAGTTGTATCAGCGTATGGGCGCGTCATATTCTCAGCTAATTTCCATTCTAGCATTTCTTCATGCCCTAGAACTTTTGCTCCCGTATATATAACCTCTATGCTTCGTGATACTCTGCTAAAGTTATCATTTTCCGGTGGATTAAATTCATCATTCTTTTCCAATGCCTTCTCTAATCCTAAATCCGTTTGTTTTATTTTAAAGACTTGATTTGAATACGTTTTGTACTCAAAGTATAATACTTGAACATTTTGCGTATCATAATCTTGCCCATAATAATTTCTAGTGTAATTTGTATCACCAGGAAATTTTTCAATCTTTTTTAATTCCTCATTACTTAACCTTGGGAATTGTTTTTTAAGCTCTTCTAATGTAATAGATTTAACCTCACCAACATAATATATGTCTTCAAAGTTTGGATCTTCTGTATACGAATAAACTAAGTTAGCAGGGTCCACATATTCAACCCTTACACCTTCAGCTTTATTCCAACTTGATTTTGTCGCAGCAATACCCAATGTAACTAGATCGTAATTTAATCTTCTGTTTATTAATGGATATTTATTCCTGTCTAATATTTGAGTAATAACTTCTTCCTCAGCAATTTCAACTTCTTGTTTATAGCTTAACTGTAATCTAATTTCTAATTCTTCCTTGTCTTCTGGTAAATTAGCTGGATCAAGAGTATTATACAAATTTGCACCTAGATTGTTTTGAATCTCATTCAATAAATCTTTAGCCATCATATCCTCCAATATTGAAGAAGCATAGTTTGTTTTCTTCTTTATAGAATCAGGATCTTGTGCATATGCTTTTATATCGTAATTTTTACTTGATATACCATTAACTACAATATCAACAAACTTAGGTACAACAGGCACGGGTTTCCAGTCTAAATTCAAATAAGATAAATCGCCGTTTATAGATAATTCATCTTTATATTTTTGAATAGATTGTTCCCCTCTCGCATATAATCTTAATCTGTGAAAATTACGCCAATTTGAACCCCATCTATCAGCGGTTCCTCCAACGCCATCAGCGCCACCTGTAACTCTATCGCCTCTAAACCATTCATTTTCAATAGCTCTACCAACCATTGCTCCGTATTCGTAGCTTTGTTTCTCTGAGTCCGGTACTACCTGGCTAGGAAAAGAACTATTATTATTGCTATAAATCATCTATGTTATATTATTTTTGAACTAAATCCGTCGTTATTATATTTTTTAAAGCCCAATGGTACAATTTCTTTTGGTGCAGAAAACACTGGATTATATGCGCTTTTGTTGCATGCCATTATAGCTAATCCACTACTGATTGTAGCATCGTGTTTTGTTCTGTTATTTATATTAAACCTAGACCAATCATTTAATGTTCTTTGGAAATACATATCTCCATACCCATTATCTAGTAGCCCAACATTTTGATCAATATAACTTTCTATTGCAGCAGCGTGAGCTTGTAATATATCTTGAGAAGCAGAAGGTATTCCTCCAATTTCTTTCTCCGCTGGGCTAAGTTTATTCCAAACTCTATCAGGGCGATTCATTGAGTAACCTCTATAGCCTCTTCTTTTTAAATAGTAAAGTAATCTTGGCTTATTATTTTCAGCTAGTATAGGCATACCGTAAAATACTAACGCCATTAATACATCTTCAAAAAATATTTCTGCAGTTTGTGGTCTAGCTATATATTCTAAGAAAAATCTATTTGGTGGTACATCTTCCATTGAAAACTTAGTCAAGCCGTGTAATGCGCCTTTAGATCCTCTACTTGCATCAACCGTTCCGGATATATCATAACTATCACAACCAAATGCTCCACAATGTTCATTGCCTGGATATTTGATTCCATTTTTTATAATCACTCGGTTTTGGAGATATTTAGGTGGTACCCAAGAAATAATAAATCTACCATCTTTATTTGGTACAAATATTACGCTTGTATCAGCTACACCATTCTCCCATTGAAAATTACCTTTTGTTAAAACATTGGTATTTCTTAGGTCTTCATTATAATCTATTTGTTCGTATATCTTTGTTAAATTGAATAACGATTGCTTAGCTTCATCCCTAAAAGCATGCTGCTCAGTTCTTGGAAATTGTCTATAGTACTCATTCAGAGCATCTTGATTATTCTTTAAACCATCAACCTCATTTTGCCAATGCTCAATAACACCATAGCCAATCCATTTATCATCCGCTCCTAATATAGGTTTATCAGGAGTATCAAATACAGGCATACCGTGTTTATCAATAAATCCTTCGTAATTCCATTCCATTGGTATAAACAAAGAATATAAACCAGATGCTGTTTGGCCATTTCTATTTCTTTTTAGAACATCAGAATCATAATACAAACTTTTGAAGTTTTCTCCTCCTTTGTCTAAAGCATTAGAAGTAGATCCCATCATGCATTTACCAACAATACGACTACCAAGTCTAACACACGTTTTTGTAACCCTCCAGTTATTTAAAATGTTTTCAGGTTTCTCCCATTTACCACTTTCATCATGCACGAGTAATTTTAACTTTTCTCCGTCATAACTATTGTCACCAGTATTTTTCCAGTCAATCGTAGTATCTAACCCTTCAAGTTCTTCTAACTGCTCTTGAGAATCTAATTTTTTTCTTGTTAATTTAGAAGCTGGAACCCTGTAGGCTAACTCTGTTTTTGGACGGTCCATACCATCCTGTATTGGTTTAAAGAAAAATGGATAATTAATAGAAATAGGCACCACCTTATCTGTAAACATCTTCTTTGCATCAGGACCAGATTTTGATAATATACCAAACCTAGCGTCTGAGCTTATTGTTGCTTGGTTAACTAATTCAGCAGAAGACATAAAAGAAAATCCTGAACGTCTATTCTTTAAATAACACATACCATAACATCTGTCATCCGCTTTACAAGCTTCCCAAAATATAAAAAACAGTCTGTTTGACTCTCTAAAATCAGCGGCTCCAACGTCAATCTTTGACCATTGAAGATACATATAGTGAGATCCTGTTATATATGTTGGCACGCCATTATTGTAAAAAGCAAATCCCTCCTCTCTTCGTCTGAATTCACTGTCAATATAGTCGTACCATTTCTCTTTAAATGTGTCTGGGTATTTTTCCCAATCAAATCTATTCTTTATTTTGTCTAACTCTTTAGGATACACGGATTGCTCCCAATATTGTTCCTCTTTCTTATTAGATCTTTTATATGCGTTGTCAATAAGCGGTAAAGCAATCTTAAGGTTTTGTATTTCAATAATATCGCCTATCTTGCCTGTCTTGCTTATAACAACAACATCATGTTCTTTATTATAACCGTATTGCCATTTGTTAGCTCGGTTCATTTTGTTTATTGTAGAATCTTTTATATGATCCGTAACAATATGACTTAATGTTGACTCGTAAATCATTTAGACCTCCCTTCCGCAAATCCCTTGAAAGACTTACTTGCTGTCATCGCGTCGGAATCATTACCTAGCATTCTTCTTTCATCCTCTATTCTATTAAGAATTTCAAACGCATCAAATATTGCTAGCTTCTTTGTTGCAGCAGCATTCTTTAGCCTATCAGCAGAAATATCATCTCCACTATCAACTATTTTTTCTTCAGCAACCTTTATAAGTTCCTCAACTGCTTTTTGCCCAGCTTGGATTATACTCAACTTCGTCTCCGCTATATTCATATTTTATTACAATATCATTTGATTTCATACAATACAATCGCTCCTCATCTATTATAAATTCAAATTCCCCGTATGGTTTATATCCAACAAGGTCTCCAGGATTGATTTTAAGCTCATTTAAAGAGCTATTTCCAATTTTTAGTATTCCTATAAGCTTTCTTTCTTTTTCTAAGCTAAATTGGTCATTATTTTTTATCGGCTTAACAAAGCAACGATCTCCAAAACTCTGCCATTTATGGCTATCTCCATACAAATATATTTGATCCGGAGCGACAAAATATAAGTCTTCAGTAAAATAGGATCTACTGTTTTTTTGTTTGCCTCTAATGTCATAGAATCTTCGAAAAACATTGTGATGTATTATCACTTTGTCACCAACTTTTATATCTGTTTCATATAGTAATGGTACGGATACAACCTCAGCCATATTGTTTATAGCTTTAAATGTTTCCACAGATGTATTAGTTATAAGCTCTCTATCTCCTACTTTAACTTTATTATTGTACCTATTCCCAACAGGTTTAACAATGAAGTCATACATACTTTGCATATCCATTAATATTCTAAATCATATTCGATAGCTATTGCCATTGTGTTATTGAATTTCTTCCACGGCATTACCTCATCTCCTTTTTTTATAAATATATTATATGACCCGTCTTCTTCTTCAAATAGTATATGGGAAATCTTATGACCCCCATATACTTCTTGATGTATAGAATAGTGCATTGCGTCATTTTTATAATCTGACCCAATACTTATTTTTCGAATGTTATAAGCTTGCGACATCACTTACTTCTTCGTAGTTTGTAAACTCTTTTTCTATTTCTTTATAGGTTCCATCTTCAAGGTTGATATTAACAGCTCCATATTCAGATTCTAAAATAGCTTTAAAATCTTCAATCTCCTTGTTTAATTCTCCAATCTTGTGTAGAGTAGCGTGTTTTTGTGTTTCCAAAACTCCTACATTTGTTAATAAGGACCCAAGATCTTTTTGTTGTCCTACTATCTTATCTAGTTGTTCTTTCTTAATTGTTTTCATTTAATTAGATTTAATTTTTATTATGATAATGTTAATAAGTATTTTGTTTTAGCAGCTTCCCCCGACAATGTCTGAGCAATATTAGCAATATCCCAATATTTACTTGTTTCTGCAAATTTCATTAGTTCTTCAGAAAACTTCATAATATCATCAACAACGCCCATACAGTCCGCTCCTGATTTTACTTGTTCAATTTTCATTCCTTTTATTCTTTTACCGGTATAACCCATAAGCTTCTCAACAACGTCGTCCTTGAAATCTTGTATAAATTCATAAAGGGCACCAGTAGCCTTGTGTTCAGCAAAGCTTCTGGTTTCCCAATGAATCATATGTACTTGCTCATGAAAATACGCTAGCTTTCCCGCAATATCTTCTGTAGTCATATTATTACTTTTTATAACCTCCGGCTAATTTATTAACCTTGTTTGTTTGATATACTGAATTTGCCATTCTAGAATCTTCTGTATCAGACTTCGTTTTACCAAACTCATCTCTAAGTTTTTGTACCGTCTTTCCACCTGTAGGATTATACTTACCAGCAACGCTCTCAGCTTTTACGGATTTAACAACATTACCTTTTGAATCACGGATGCTAGCCGTAAATGCATTGTCTTTGCTAGCTTCTACAAAAGTTTTTTCAAACTTTTTGGCTTCCACTTGACCTGTTGCTTTATTGATATTTGTTCCGGGGATAAATCCAGTTCCAGGAGTTTTATTAGCCAATTTCTCAGCGCTTGAAACTTCTGCTGCATTGTAACCTTCAACATCTTTTTTTGCGATAGATGCTTTTAC